GTAACTAGATTAAATGGTGGATAATTCTTCGTTGTTTCGTGGAGATTAAACAACCTATCGAAGTATTCATCCATTCCGATGCTATTCCTATTTATGCGTTCCATCAGTGCAGGCAGGTCCGCAGCAGTATACCGTGCAAGGTTTCCCATGATTGTAGCTCCTTTAAAAGCGAGTTTGTGTTTTGTGGACCCCGAAGGCATCCATACTTATTTATAACATAGAACATAAAAAAACGGAGTGTTGAACTCCGTAGATTTTTATTCGGTTATCAGAAAAACTTGGTGGTTGCCAGTTGTCCAAGTGCGGGTTTCATTAGAGGATGTGCTGTGGAAAGGAATGTATTCCAACCCTTATCCTCTGCACCGTCAAATGGAATAGCAGTTTTTTGTCTACCACTGATTTTAAATCTTTTGATTCTGACAAAATCATTATACAAGAAAACAAATCTTGCAACAGCAGGTTCATTTCCTTTGTAAAGACTACCACCCTGCACAAGATCAGATTGTGTAAGGTTTCTTGCATCTGGATCAAGTTCTTTGTACCTTTCACCATACTCAGTAAAATAATATTTCATCATTAGGTCGAATGAATCAATGTTATTGTCTTCATCAACTTTAGCGATATACTCAGAGAATCCTTTTAGAAATAAAGACCCTGCTACAACAGCACTTCCATAAATTTCTTTTTCACATTTGTTTTTAGTGAAACAATCCAAGTATCTTGAAACAGTTCCTTCTCCTGCTAATTTTATAGCAGTAGACATGTATGAATGAGATGGAAGAGAGAAGTATGCTCCTTCTAAAGTTCCTGCAATACTGATGTTAAAGGGTTCTAAGTAATTGTATAACTTAATTGCCCAGTCTTCATTAGATCTATACGCTGATCTAAATTTGTGCTCAGTATTTTGAGGATTTCTTTTTGCAGCATCTACGTGATGATCCTTTGCTTCTAACTCAACGATTTGTTCATTGGTAGAATTAGGGTCATGAAATTTTACATTAACCAAGAGTCTAACCTCTGGGTTTAATGTTACTGCATATGCTTCTGTGGTTCTGTGTCCACCTTGCGTACTTACAAACTCACCATTAGGTCTTACATAACCTGATCCTGTTCCCGCTAAAACATATGAGAAAGCACCTTCGTCTTCTACATATCTTTCACATCTATTGAGATCAATTTCAAATGGTCTGTTATATACAGGTGCAGAATATGTGGAATTTGCTTTTACAGCACACACATATGGTTGTCTCCAATCGAAATTTGGATTTGTAATGTACTCTTTTACTAAATCTTCTAATAAATGAGTACCAAATGGGATAGATCCCGTTATTGGGAATCCTGATAGCTTGTTTTTTCTGTTTTCACTGACCCTATCTTCATAGAGGTCAATGATCTTAACAAGCTTCATGAGGTTCGTCATAAAAACTTATTGTAATTGAACATTGTAAAAGGAAAGGGAGTAACTCCTTTCCAACTACACAGATATTATAGCATAAAAAAACGGAGTGTTAAACCCCGTAGTTTTTTATTCGGTTACTTCAACCTTTTTCTTCTTCGCACCAATATTGTACTTAGTTTCGAGAATCCAGTCTTGCTTGTCTTTGTAAGCAAGTACTTTAATCTGATTAAGCGGAGCGATATCTTGAATTTTAGAGACATCTACAATACCAATTAGACCCCAATCGCCAAGCAGTTGAGCAATACGATTGCGGCGTTGAACATCATTAACTGTAAGGTTGGCGTGTTTGCCATCCAATGCAAATAATTCTTTGAAATGTACAAGATAGTATCTACCTTGCTTATGTAAAATGTGACAGGATTGATAGATTTTTTTCTCTTTCCTTGATGCCACTCCGATTCTAGTCAAAGTCTCACGCACTTTCAAAAAGTCATCTGGCTCATTAAGAACCACTTCAACCATTTGTTCAGGTGTCCACTTCACTTCGGGTTCTTGAACCACGCTCATCTTTTTCCTCCAATATCAAATTTTGATTTAATAAAATTAAGTTGTTCTTCTGTGAGAATTTTCAAAGATTGTTTTGCCTTTTCATTACTATAACCATAATAACGTTTGACATAATCAAGGTCTTTGATTTTATCCTGTCGGAGCCAGGGAGAGAATCTCTTCTTTTTCCTGAGACTATTTAGATAAAAATCATATTGCATTTTCTTTGGAAGAAAATGATGCTTATTCATCTCATTTGCAAATATAATTGCATCAAGATGACCAGAAAAACAACGATTGATAATATAAGGAGGATATTCCTTTTCAGTAGAAGGATCTTCATCAATCAGATTTTCTTTAGTCTGATTAATACTATTCAACCAATCCTTTAGTTCCATAATTAAAAAGTAAAAGTTCCTTACGATCTTTTTGTTCACGCATATACTCACCAACAGATCGCATAGTATATGTTAAATCAAATTCACCTGTTCGCCACCCATCAAATCTATCTTTAATAAGTTGAGATGAATTATAGGATACAAGTTGAGGACTAATAAAACGATCACAATCAGTAGCAAATTGATCATGATCAAATCCCTTATGCATACTACCTCTTTTACCATAAAGATTACTTCCAATCTCATAGGGAGGATCTAAGTAAATAAAAGTTGATTTACTGTCGCAGAGTAGTTGCTCATAACTAAGATTAGTTATCTTCCAATTCTCAATTATTTTAGTATATCCTGAGAGTTTTTCAATTCCTCGCAATGAGAAGTTGGAGTTACTTGCTTGTTTGCTGAAGGAGGACGACTCGGTGAGACCAGAAAAAGAGCACTTATTAACAATATAAAAACTGACAGCACGCAGTAAAGAGTCATTATTGGATTCATCATTTAAATACTCCCTTGATTTTAAGAATAATTCTTTTGCAGATTCCGGTTCTGGATGTCTAGATTTTAAATCACATAATGTTTCATACAAAGCATTACCATCATCCTGAAGAACTCTCCAAAAATTATATAGAGGTTCGTATAAATCGTTTACCCATACATCAAGATGTGGATACTTTTTAGTGATATGAATAGCAACACTACCACCACCTAAAAAGGGTTCATGATATTTTTCATATTCACGAAGATCTGGAATATATTGATCTAGTTTTACGCAGGCACGGGATTTACCCCCTGGATACCTGAGGGGAGTTTTCAGAGATTTCATAATCAATAATAAATTTATCTTTCAAGTGCCAGTGAATGTCATCATGCACTTGTTGCATTGCGTTGTGTTTGATTGCCCAATAATCATCATCATCGTTGATGAGGATATTGACTTGGGTTTTAACATCAACTCTCAGGCACTTCATAATCAGGTTTGTTGTACTTCAAAAATTCCCAGAAGGTCAGTTTCATTTCCTTATGAGTCATACCACAATGTTTTGCTGCAGCAGGTAAAGTTAGTTTAGCACGAAATAGTGCTTCATTTGCCTCTTGAACATTCTGTGGAGTAGTTTTTACTCTTGGTTCAACTAAGGAATTTTTGTCAATCTTTAGTAGTCCCATTAGAAAGTATTAGGATTAGCAGTATCTATAAGTTCTGTAAGATAATTCTGAAAACCCAGTGTGCTTTCTGCCATTACCCTATATCCAGTGCCGACATATAGTTGTCCTAATAATACTGATGCTGTAGCAGTTCCCCAAAAGATATAGTAGAACTTAGACTTAACTTGACACCTTTTCTTTTGTTTCATAATTACACAATTAGTTTTTTAGAATCTGGAGTAATCAATTTACTACCAAACATTTCATTGTACTTTTTACAGACATCTTCTTGAACTTCTGCAACATATACGATATGTTTACGATTTACTGTAATTTCAGGACTTTCATTACTAATCACAGTTGCCCATGGAGCAAATCCAACACCATTATTTGTTGGAAGAACTACCAGACCATTTTGAAGAGTAATAGTATCATCAGTTTCTTCCAAAACTTCTGCGATAATTTCTTCACCAGTTACGATACGAATAAGTTTTACATCAATCATCAGTTACTCTCATAATGTTTAATAAGTCTTTCAGTTTGTTTTTTATCAATCCCACAAGGAGCGTTTTTTAAGCACCTAATGATAACCTCATTATCGCATACAGAGGGTTTGATTGTAAACCCCCACTTGTCAACTTCACCTTCTACAGGTGCTTCGCATGGATCGAATTCATGTGGCATTATTCAATACCTTTAGGAAAGTCTTCAATCTCAGTCAGTTCATAGTCCCAGTCTTCCATGACTGTATTGGCAAGGAATCTATCAGATAACATTTCGAGTTCCTTCTCAGCATACTCTCTGGTCTCTGCTTCCAACCAAACATCAACTACCTTACCCAATCTAAGTTTCTTGATGTCTAACTCAGACAGTCGCTTACAGGCGTCTCTCACAGCATTACCTGGTGAGTCATCAACCTGTGATCTCAGTCGGATGAATACTAATGCTTTAAACTTCATTTAAATTCACACTCCACCATAATCTCAGTAAGGCAGGCAAGCATATTTATCTCTTGGTCAGCAACGAATGCTGCCTGATACTGATACTTAGCAAGAACGAGCACAGCAGCAGGAATACTATTGTTTTCAAGGGAAACATAGCAAGCATCGTAAATACGACGCAAAAGTACAGTAGTATCGTTGTCCAAATTAGAAACGATCCACTTACGAACTTCCGCAAAGTTCTTGGTTTTAAGGTTCTTAATAAGATCATTTACTGCAACATCTGAGAACGAGGCAAGAATACCCGAATCAATTTTACCACCCACGGAGTATCTTTGACATTCGTTGAGGACTCTTCTCCAATCGGGGAAGTGTTTGTTGATGAGCTCAACAAGTACTTTGTTTTCGTATTGAACTCCTTCTTTGTCGAGGATTTCTTGAGTCCGTTTAAAAAACTGGGCAGCAATTGTTTGTCGGTCTTTTCCCTTAATTCCAAATTCAACGACGGCACAACGAGAATGGAGGGGTTCAAGGATTTTGTTTTTGTAGTTGCAGGTGAAAATGAATCTGCAATTGCCAGCGAACTCCTCAATAAACGCCCGTAAGAGGAGTTGTACATCATTGGATGTGTTATCAGCTTCGTCAATGATGATGACTTTGTGTTTAGAATCTGACGTAAGCGATACGGTCGAAGCGAAATTCTTCGCATTGTTTCGGACAGTATCAAGGAATCGTCCCTCATCGGATCCGTTGATGACATATACATCTACTCCAAGTTCATTACAGAGTGCTTTTGCCACTGTTGTTTTACCGATGCCTGGAGGACCGGCAAGTAGCATATTAGGTATCTCTCCCTTATCTAGGAAAGATTGAAAGGTCTTTTTAGTACTCTCCGGAAGAATACATTCTTCAATAGTTTTGGGTCGATATTTTTCCACCCAAATAAAATCACTCATAATTAAATCCAGTTAGGTTTACGATGGGGAAGACGAAGATAATTATCGCATACCCATGGTTTAGATGCAATATACATCTTGTAAGCAGTGAAAATATCAATGCTTGTATCATACTTATATTCATCAG